CGCGGGGGCCCCGCGATGCTTGAGGCTACGCAAGGTATCATTCGTCGTTCGCCCGGATGGCCTGCCACGGCCAATCGCGCATGCTGCATCCAAGCCAGCGGCGTCTTTCCGGAACTTGCTGGCCCAAACGCCGCAGCACTCGTCAACGACCGATAAGAACCATGAAATTAGCCACCTGCAAGCCTCATGCAGGTGCGCGCCTGTTTCCCGGCATACACCCACCCCCCCGCCAGCCCGCATAAACGCGGGCTGTTTTGTTTCCTGGTGTGCCGTGTAGTACTTTGCAGGCGACAGTTCAATGAGTAGCTAAATGAGTAGCCAGCCTGTCTAGCTACTCATTTTCGAGGGGAAGACGTGGCAAAACGGGGCAAAAATCTGCTGGACGACATCCAACTTAGGCGCTGGGTAAGCGCGGGCGAGAAGCTGGCGCGTAGCGATGGCGACGGTCTGACCTTCACCCTATCGGCAGCCGGTACGGCAACCTGGGTGCTGCGCTATCGCCAGGGTGGCCCGCAAAAGGAAGTCACTATCGGCAACTACCCGGACACCACCCTGGCAGCGGCTCGCAAGGCCGCCCGGGATTTCCGTGCATCGATAGACCGCGGCGCCGACCCAGCGTTGGAGAAGCAGCGCAACAAAGCGCGCGCGACCAAGGTGTCTAACGTGCGCACGCTGGTGGAAGACTTCAGGGGGAAAAAGCTGTCAGGCCTGGCCGCGGACACCATCACCTACCGGAACTGGGATCTGGACAAGGTCATCGTGCCCAAGCTGGGCGCCATACCCGTCGACCAGGTGCAGCCTTCCGACATCGTGCACATGCTCACGAGCTCAAAGCGCACCTGGACAATCAGCAAGCGCATCCTGACGACGGCCAAACAGCTATTCGCCCATGCGTGCGGGCTGCGCCTGATCGACACCAACCCAGCCGCCGGTGTGGATCTGGTATCGCTCATGGGGCCGCGGCCGCCGATTAAACGCCGGGTGATGCTGACCGAACAGGAGTTGCGCGGGCTGCTGGCGAACATCGAAGAGATCGGCACGGAGAACGCGCTTGCCTTTCGGATCCTGCTGGCCACCTGCGTGCGATCGGTCGAACTGGCAAAAGCTCGCTGGGAACACGTCGACCTGGATACAGGCCGGTGGTGGGTTCCAGATGAGAACGTCAAGGTGCGCCGGGGATTCACCGTGCCGCTGACGCCAACAGTTTGCGCCTGGTTCAGGCAGTTGAAGGCTCTGGCCGGCACATCGGAATGGGTCCTCCCGGCACGGCGTGAGCGCCGGCGGCGAAACCAGGGCGGAGACACCCACGTCGGCAACACCACGCTATGGGCATCCATCCGGCGCGCCTTCGACCGTGGCGACCTGGATATCCGCCGCTTCACCCCCCACGACACGCGCAGCACCGCCAAGGGCCACATGCGCAACTTGGGCATCAGCAACGAGATTTCAGAGCTGGCCCTGAATCACAAGCTTAAGGGGATGGAGGCAATTTACGACGTGCGCGACGACATCCCGGAACGCCGGGCCGCGCTGGAACTGTGGGCCGCCTACCTGGAAAACTGCGCCGCCGGCACTGAATGGAACGTGACGCCGCTGCGCGCCGCGTCCTGACCCCGGGAATCCGTCCGACATTTGCCCCCAAGGCGGGACGGCTGGGGCCCGGTGCCGCTAGAGTGCCACCATGCACACTTGGCCCTTCCCCAACATCCCGCCCGAGCTGTTCGAGACGCTGACCGATGATGAGCGGCGCACCCTTGAAGCGCTGACCCAGACCTATCTGGAGCACGTCGCCCACCGCCAGCAGCGCCCGCCCGTCGCGAACGACTGACCCTATACTGGCCTTTCCATAGGGAGGGTTCCATGTGCAGCCATTACCAGACCTTGAAGGACGCCGAGCTGCTGCTCAAGAAGTTCGGCGTGCGCGAGAAGCCGGCCGCGATCGGCAAGTACGACATGTGGCCGCGCTACCAGGGCGTGTTCGTGCGCCGGCCGGTCGAGCATGACGCGGGCGACGAGGCGGTGCCGGAGCGCGAAGCCGTGGCCGGCCGCTGGGGCCTGATCAGCGCCATGACGAAAGCCGACGGCCTGGACAAGGCCGGCAAGCTTTCCACGTTCAACGCGCGCAGCGAGACGGCGCCCAAGTCCTTCACCTTCGGGAACGCCTGGCGCCGCGGGCAGCACTGCATCATCCCGGCCGATGCCATCTTCGAACCCGACTGGAGATCCGGCGCCGCGGTTGCTACGCGCTTCACCCGGGCCGATGGCGCGCCGTTGGGTATCGCCGGCCTCTGGGATCGCTGGCGGGACACCGCCGGCCAGGTCCAAGAGAGCTACACCATGCTGACCATCAACGCGGACGATGATCCCCTCTTCCGCGACTACCACCAGGCGGGCAAGGAAAAGCGGATGGTCGTGATCTTGCCGGAGGGCGCCTACGGCGATTGGCTGACCGCGCCGGCCGAGGCAGCCCGCGACTTTCTGGTCCCCTTCCCTGCTGAAAAGCTGGTTGCAACGCCGATGAAGTGACCCCGATTTTCCTGAAATATACTGTGCGCCCATCCAGTATATTGACCCCATGGAAAACAACGGAATCCTCGAGCAGGTCGGCGGGCAGTACGTGTCACAAGCCGGGAAGACCCTGCCGTCAGCCGCTACGGCCGAAGACCGGGAGTACCCCGTGGAGATCGACGCCGGCCACACGGGTCGTGTGCGGATCTATTTCCGCAAGCAGAAGCTGAAGCGCGCCAAACACAGCCATTGGTTCTGGCTGGCCCAGCGCGCGGAGAGGGTTTAGGGCGCGACGCCCAGACCCCGGATGTAGCCTTGCAGACCGTTCACCTGGTCAGCCCATCGAGCAGCATCTTTTCCCAGCTGCTCATATCGTCCGACACACGATCCAATAATTCCGATCCAGTCGGGGCCGGCAGCATCAAGTCCGCCGCCGGCGCTGGCAGCTTCGGCGCGCCGCTGGGCAAGCTGCCGGAGCAGCCCATCAATCCGGCCACGCTGAGCAGCAACAGTCTTTTCAGCAGCCTGTCGCGCCAGCACGGCGCCGCGATATTTGGCATCAGCACGGTCTCTTTCCTCCTGCCATGCACGCTCGATGGCTGCCTGGCGCTTTTCGATTTCTGCCCGCTTGGCGTCGGCCCCCGCCTGAAACTGGCTTGCACCGTACCACCGCACACCAAGGGTGGCAGCCACCACCAGTGCAGCGCCAACGAGGTAGGGCCACGCGGCGCGCGAGATCATTTCGGCAGGTCCGTTTCGCAGAGGGCGCGCTCGGCGGCCCGCCGCGTCACCAGGCCCGGCAGCATCCTACCGTCTGCCCATACCCATTGAGGTTTTCCGTTGTCGGCCTGATTCATAGCCCGGCACGCGCCCGCCCACTCTCCGGCGTTGAACCGTCGCGCCGTCATCGATCGGCAGTACGCGCCCACCCCGACGTTGTAGGCAAAGCTCACGGCCGCCGCCGTCTGGTTCGTGTGGCCGGCCAGCGCCGGCGTGCAGGCAAGAACGCCCTGGGCATGCTCTACCAGGTCCTGATCCAGTAGCACCGAGCATTCCTCGGGCGTGTACGGCCTGCCCAGCACCGCCGTTTTGGTGTGGCCGGCGCAGGCGGTCACGATTCCGATGGGGTCTTTGTAGCCGCGCAGCACCACACCTTCGAACTTGGGCACGATGGAAAGCAGAATCGCCGCGGCGCCCGCCCCTACGGTCCCCTGCAGGGTTCGCTTAGTTCCGGTCTTCATTGTTCAGCCTCGGCTGGGAAACGACGCGCGCGATTGCCGCGCACAAGGAAAAGAGGCCCGCGCCGATCACGATCAGCGGCGGCTTGCCGGTCAGCCACAAATTCATGCATACCTCGACGGCGGACAGCAGCGCCGCCAGCAGCGCGAGGCGCACGCTCCAAAGGCGCGGAAACTTGCGCCGCCAGTCCTGGATCATTTTCATTTGAGATAGTCCTTGCCATGCTTCAACAACATCCACAGCAGGCCCACCAGCATTGCCCAGGTGCTGCCCTTGAGAAGATGCGTAATCACCTCGCGGCGTATCATCTGGCGCTGTTCCTCGCGCGCGATCAGGAGCTCGTGATACCGACGGTGCCCGTCGAAATCACCGGCGGGAAACGCCGTCTTTACCGCTGAAGACAACGCGAGCATTTCCCGGCGCAGAGCCTCCATTTCGTTCTTGTTTTCTGCATGGTTGGCAGCGGCGTTCAAACGCTCCTCCTGCCGCCACTGTTGGATTTGGGCGTGTAGGGAACGCAAATCGTCGCTTTGGCCGCCTAGCGTCATGTGGCGCTCGGCAAGGTCGGCGTGCGCCATGTGGATTTGATCCTCTCGACTTCGGCCAGCCAGGCGCCCGGAGAAGCTTCACCTCGCTGCTCTTTGAAAAAGAGCGGGTCAGCTAGGGTCTGGTACAGCCATAGGCGAATGCGGCGGTATGCCTCATCAAGTTCATCCTGTACCGCAAACCCAATCTGCTCTGATGGTGACTCGGGGAGGGGTCGCTCCACATAAGCAATAAAGTCCCCGGTAGAGTTGACGTGCTGGATTAGCGAATCGCTCACTTGAGAGAACGCCACATTGCTTCGAATTGCGTAGAACATGGTTCTCTCCTAGCCACTAACCTCGGTTGACCAGCCATAGAAGATGATCGAGTTCGCAGCGTCAGTAAGGGACGCGTAAACACGCCAAATACTTAGGTCTCCTGACTTGTCGCGGATTGCTGAAATTGCGGTGGATCCGACGAATGTCAACTTGGTTTGGTTGAGTGCGGTATTAGTCATCTCCATCTTTGTGGTGATAAAGCACGTCCCATCAGGCCGGAAGAACAGGGCGAAGTCGATTTGCCCGGAGCCGCCGTTGGGAGGCACAGAGATGTTCACGAGCTCCAGGGTAGGCCCCGGACCACAAAGCCGAATCGTCTTCGCCGATGCACCAGAAATCTGCACCAACATGGAAATCTTGATTACGAGATTCCCCCCCGTATAGAACATATTCTTCGGGTATCGGAGGGCAGCTTGATAGCCAGGCTGACTAGTGATTGCTACTTCTGAGGTAGTGCCCGTAAGCGTGTATGGGGACGAGGGGAAACTGTGCTGGGTGCGATACGAGAGCGAGCCTGCGTGCACCGCCGGCACAGAGCTTCCATTGTCGAAGCGGAATATCGGCGTCGCATCCGTAATACTTGCTGCGTCATAGGAGGGCGGCGTGTTTGTATCTGCTTCGTAGATTGAATCGCCCTGCAACCAAACCGCCACGTCCGTCCAGGTGGCGTGAGATCCACCAACACAGCCTACGCGCGACTTTTGGTGAAGCTGTATGTCAACCCGGTTTCCGGAAAAGCTCGTGTAATCCACGTGACCCGTGGATTGGCGTGCGATAAAGACCGATGCGCCACAATTGCTCATCAAGCAAGGCAGCCCCACATTCCCGATAGTCGCAGTGTGGCTGTACTGCGCGCACACACCCCAAGTTCTGCAACTTACGTACTGGTTCCCGTAGTGGGTCGAGAAGCCGCCGCGGACCCACTCTCCTATGCTGCAGCTCTCGAACTTGCAGTTCTGACTGGCATAGTTGATACCGTCCCAGCACACGACAGCCCCAGAGTTCGCCGTCCCGTTATCCCAATTTCGAAAATGCATGTCCGAGATGACAATGGACGTCGATACCTCGCGGCGGTCCATACGAATTCCGTAGGCAAGCGGTGAGGCCGAGCCGTCCCAAACGGATTGCCATGAGCCTCCCGAGAACGTTCCCCGAATGCGTAGCCCGTTGCTGAAGTGCGGAGGACTATAGAAAGTAATTCCGCTATCGGTGAACACGCCAGCCAGAAACTGGATAGCCCACACCCCCGCCGAAGCGCGCGAACCCAGTGTATTCATCGCAACAAAGGCTGCCGCAATGGTCGTGGGCTCGAAAGGGTCAAGACCGTCATTTGTAGAAGGAGCGCCTGGGGCTACATACAGGACGCTTTCTGTCTGGCCCTGCGGCTCAACGGAAAACAGGGATTCTCCGCGCTTGATGACGCCCCGCCCACGATGGCGAACCTGATGAAAACCCGGAATGTTCGCCGTGCTGACGTAGTTCGGGCCAGGAGGCCATTCAAGATCCGCACCTTTCGCAAGCGCCGCTGCAACGGCTGCCTCGATGCCCGCTTGATTGCTAGTCACACCGTCAATCGGGGTGTCGATGAAATCCCGCACGCTCACGGAATCCCGCATCTTGTCTTGGAACGTGCGATAGATCGACCCGATTCCCCACTGCAGGAACCAACCGAATCCGCCTACGACGC